CCGGTGCGTTGAGCTCAGTCAATACTGAAACCGGAAAAACTCTCAGCAGCTTGGTAAAACAGCTTCGCTCTGTAGAAATGCAGATCGAGGATGCTGAAAGCCACCTCAAGACATTGAAGCAAGAGAAGCACAAGCTCTCTGTGGAAAACATCCCAGCCGTTATGGATGAGATGGGGGTGGAGCGCGTAGACGTAGAGGGCCTGACCGTGGCGCGGAAGATGATGGTACACGCATCTATTCCTGTGGCTCGGAAAGAAGAGGCGTTCGAGTGGCTGCGCCAGCATGGTCTTGATGACATAATCAAGAACGATGTAACCTGTTCGTTCGGGAAAGGTCAGGACAACCTCGCTGGAGATGTCGTGGGTCTGCTCGAACAGCGTGGGTTTGATCCCAAAACCAAGACCCATGTCCACCCGTCCACATTAAAAGCGTTCATCAAGGAACGTGTAACGGATGGCAAACCAATCGACCTCGATATGTTCGGGGCATTTATCGCAAACGCGGCTGAGATACGGAGGAAATCATAATGGCTAATGCAGTTGCTAAGAAAAAGAAAACGGATGTTTCAACGGATGTAATGGATGACATCTTGGGCATGGCTGGCGAGGGTGCGTCCTTCGACAGTTCCGAGATGCAGATCCCGTTCGTTCGTGTGCTGCAAGCCTTGTCTCCGCAGTTGAACAAAAAGAAAGCGGAGTACATCGAAGGTGCCGAGCAGGGGGATTTGTTTAACAACGTCACCATGCAGTCTTGGGACGGCGAGGACGGGGTAAACATCATCCCATGTTTCCAGACCACCAAGTATCTGGAGTTCACGCCCCGTGATATGGGCGGCGGGTTTCGCGGTGAGCTTGCCGCGAATGATCCAGCGATTGCGCAGACTACACGAGTGGGATCGAAGGAGCTTTTGTCCAACGGTAACGAGCTTGTGAAGTCTGATCAGCATTACTGTCTTGTGGTCGAGGAGGACGGGTCTTTCCAGCCTGCGGTTGTGGATATGAAATCCACGCAGCTAAAGGTAAGCCGTCGTTGGAAGACGCAGATTGCAATGCAAAAGGTCAAGCGTCCGGATGGCAGCGTTGTTACGCCTCCGGTGTTTGCTACGATCTGGAAGTTGAAGACCGTCGAGGAAAGCAATGACCAAGGAACGTGGAACAATTACCAAGTAGAGAAGGTTGGGTTGGTTGATAGCCGAGATCTTCTTATGGAAGCGAAAGCATTCCGAGACTCCATCCAAGCGGGTGAAGTGAAAGCTATGTCAGAAGAGGGAGCAGGCGGGACATCTGCTCCTATCAAGGATGATGATATCCCGTTTTGATGTAGCTCGGGGGGAGCGGACGGGACATCTGCTCTCCCCACCATTCGCTTAGGAGTAAAGTATGTCAGCAGCAGAAAGAATGCTGGCGGTTTTTGAGGGATCAGAAAAGGGACATGGCAGGACGAACGTTGGACCAGTGGGTCGCAACGGAAAGACCGAGGCCAAATCTTTTGTTATCCGCGAGCCGCTAACAGTTGAAAAGATGCAAGCGCATATCGGCGGGCAGCAGGGGGTGGGTGCCATCCCGATCAAGGCTGGAAACGTGTGCAAGTTTGGGACGTTGGATATCGATGTCTATGACTTGGACCACGCTGCGCTTAATAAAAAGATCACGCAGTTGAAGCTGCCGTTGTTTCATTGCCGCTCGAAGTCGGGCGGTGCCCATTTGTATTTGTTCTTGGAAGAGTGGGAGCCTGCTTCGATTGTTCGGGAGATCCTCGAAGAGATGGCTGCGGCGCTTGGGCATTCTGGTTGTGAGGTGTTTCCAAAGCAGGATACGATCCTCGATAGCGAGGGGGATCTTGGGAACTTTATAAACCTGCCGTATTTCAATTCGGAAGAAACGATGCGGTACTGCCTCGATAAAAAGAACAAGGCCATGACGTTGGATAAGTTCTTGGATCGGGCGGAGAAGGGGCGCATCTCGATGTCCAAGCTATCTGCTTTGCAGTTCGGCGGGGATCGAAAGCATTTCACAGACGGACCGTACTGCCTCGAAACGATATCGAGCCAAGGTCCAGTGACCGAGTACCGAAACATTACGATGTTTAATGTTGGTGTGTATTGCAGGAACAAATGGCCTGATGATTGGAAGGATCATCACGAGGAGTACAATCGCATATTGTGCGAGCCTCCGCTGCCAGCGGATGAGATGGTGCAGTTGCAAAAGTCTTTGACGCGCAAAGAGTATTACTACCAGTGCGATCAGTGTCCGTTGAAGGATTTCTGTAACAAGAACATGTGCCGCAGCAGGCAGTACGGGATTGGCAGCGATGCGCCTGATACGCCACAGATCGGCGGGCTTACGATCATGTTGTCCGAGCCTCGGCTGTATTTCATGGATGTAAATGGCAAGCGCGTGGTTCTGGCTACGGATCAGCTACAGCATCCGTCGCTCTGGCAGCGGGCTTGTATGGAGCAGATTGATATGATGCCGCCCACGCCCAAGGCTTCGGATTGGCAGCAGGTTATCAACGGGATGATGGCGACTGCCACGAAGCTCGATGTTCCGGAGGAGTTGACGTTTAGCGGACAGTTCAAGGAGCATCTGCGTTCGTTCTGTACCAGTCGGATCAGGGCCATGTCTCCGGAGGAGATGGAGTTGAACAAGCCGTGGACCGAGAACGGATACACGAAGTTCAAGATCGAGGGGTTGATGGAGTATCTGAAGAACCGTGGGTTTACCCAGTACACGAGGGCGCAGGTACAGGATCATATAAAGAAATTAAACGATACGGATGATTGCTTTGGGCATCACGCGATACGCAGGGAAAACGGTAAGCGCAGCACACTGAGAGTGTGGTGGGTGCCTGCGTTTGATGACTCAGAGGTAGAACTAGAGGAGCCGAATTATGAAATCCCATTCTAATGATACGCTGTTAAAGGTGGACCAAGTTGCCAAGCTGCTGAACGTGTCAGTGTCGGCGGTGTACAAGTGGACGCAGGCTGGGGAGTTTCCTGCGCCATATAAGTTGGGCGATAAGAAGAGATCGTCCTCACGTTGGAGCGAGATCGAGATCTTAACGTGGTTGGAGAACCAGAAAGGACAGACACATGATCCCGAATTCTGAGTTAATCTTTGGTCCGCCCGGTTGCGGCAAGACATACACGCTGATCCAAGAGGTTGATGACGAGCTTGCTCGGGGTACGCATCCCAGTCGGATTGGTTACTGTTCGTTTACGAAGAAGGCGGTTCAGGAAGCGGTGACGCGGGCGGGTTCCAAGTTTGGCTTGTCCAGCAAGGAGCTTCCATACTTCCGCACGTTAAACTCGCTTGGGTTTCGCGGGCTTGGTTTGCAAACAACGGACATGATGAGCGCGGAAGACTGGGCCATACTAGGTTTGGATCTGGGCTTAAAGTTCACGGGCACGAGCACCGTATCGATGGATGACGGGCTTACCATTCCTCCGGGTTTGGAGAAGGGCGACTTGTATGCGCAGCTTCAGATGCGGGCACGGCACCGGATGATTTCCTTGGAGCAGGAGTACAACGAGCATGGCAGTTACGCCCTGAATTTTGCTCAGTTAAAACGGTTTGATGCTGCGTTGGAGAACTACAAGGCAGGCATGAACAAGATGGATTTCGTGGATCAGATCGATAAGTATATCGAGATGGTTGATCCGCCATATTTGGATTTGTTTATTGTGGATGAGGCACAGGATCTCACGCCGTTGCAGTGGACCATGGTGCGAAAGATCTCGGAGAATTGTGGCCGTGTTATTCTGGCGGGGGACGACGATCAGGCGATACACAGATGGACGGGGGTTGATGTAAGTTTATTTCTCCATGCTTCGGAGAACCGCCGTGTTCTTACTCAGAGTTATCGTATGCCCAAGCGTGTGCATGATCTTTCGTGGCAGATTGTAAAGCGGATCGAGAACCGTATGCCCAAGCAGTTCAGTCCGACGGATCGAGAGGGACAGATTCAGTACCTGTCGAGCAACCACCATCTGGACTTGACCCAAGGTTCGTGGACCTTGATGACTCGCACAAACAAGAAGATGCATGACTGGGCCCACGAGCTTCGCAGAGACGGGTTTCTATACTCTACCAAGGGAAGGTCCAGCGTTAGTGAAAAGCTGGCCTCAGTGATCTCCTCATGGCGCACGTTGCAGCAGGGTGAGGCTCTGCCATACCGACTGGTTTGCCAGTTGTATGACAACGTCCCAAAGCAGGGGGACTATGCGGTTGTGAAGCGCGGTTCGAAGAAGCTGCTCGAAGCGGCCAGTCCGGACGCGATGTTGACCTATGACATGTTGGTTGCGGAGTTCGGGATGAAGGCTCCACTGGAGCGTGAGGCGTTTGATGTGGCGAACATGGGCAAGGACATGCGAAACTACATTAGGGCCATTGAGCGGCGCGGAGAGGACATCCTAGCCACGCCTCGGTTAAAGGTGTCCACGTTCCACGGGATGAAGGGCGGCGAGGACGATAACTGCGCCGTGTCTTTGGGCAGCACATGGGCTTGTGTGAATACGGATTTTCCGGATGACGAGCACCGAGCCATGTACGTTGGTATAACCAGAACGAAGAATCGGTTGTGCATAATCGATTCCGACGAAAGGCACAGGTACGACCTATGAAGAGAGACGATGTTTTAAATACTGCAAAGACCGCGATCAATGGTCAGAGGGCCAAGGATTATGGTGACGCATACGATAACTTCACGCGGATTGCTGATGGTTGGAATCTTATTGTGAAGGAAGCGCAGTGCACCAACGGGTACATCACTCCGCAGCATGTTGCTTTGATGCTCGACTGGATGAAGACAGCGAGGCTACTGCACAACTTGGATTCCGCAGATGGATGGGTGGATAAGGTTGGCTATAGCGCGTTGGGATCTGAGTGCGGGGATCGTGAGAGCGAAATACAAGAGCGGTTAAATCTGTTCATTGGAAAGGTTCCGAATGGCAAGGGATAGAAAAGACAAGAAGACTGTGGATCTGGTTGCTCGCATGGAGCTAGGTGAAAGCCTTGATCCGGATTGGAACATTCCATCCGAGTACCCTGACCTACGGGGCTACAAGTCTATCGCCGTGGATCTGGAAACAAGAGATCCAAACATTCAAACCTTGGGTCCGGGCTGGGCCCGCAACGATGGCAACATCGTGGGGATTGCCGTGGCTGCGGGGGATTACAAGGGTTACTTTCCGATCCGCCACCAGAACGGGCACAATCTCGATCCGGACATGACCATGCGTTGGTTTAAAAAGCAGATGGCAACTCCGGACATCCAGAAGGTTATGCACAACGCGACCTACGATGCGGGTTGGCTGCGGGCCGAGGGGGTCGAGGTGCAAGGAAAGCTAATCGATACGATGATTGCTGCGCCTCTGGTAAATGAGAACAGGTTTTCCTACAGCCTCAACAATCTGGGCCGTGATTATATCGACATGCGCAAGGACGAGCGGATGCTGCGGGCTGCGGCCAAGGACTGGGGCATTGATCCCAAGGCCGACATGTGGAAGCTCCCGCCCAAGTTTGTTGGTGCGTATGCCGAGCAGGACGCTTTGATGACGCTCAAACTCTGGGAGTATCTTCAGATCGAACTCAGCAAGGATGAGCTCGGGCATATCTTCGAGCTTGAAACCAGCCTGATTCCTATGATGCTGGACATGCGAGCCAAGGGTGTGCGCGTGGATCTGGACAAAGCCGCTCGGGTTAAGAAGGATCTGGAAGGGAAAGCCCAACAGGTCCACAAGAATATCAAAGACAAGACAGGCGTAGACATCCAGCCGTGGGCCTCGGCCTCAGTCCAGAAGATGTTCGAGGCGTTGAACTTGCAATACCCAACAACGGATGCGGGCGCTCCGTCCTTTACCAAGCAGTATCTGTCCTCCCATCCGCATGAAATGTGCCAGCAACTGGTGCGCTTGCGTGAATTGGACAAGGCCAGTAGCACGTTTGTCGAAAGCATCCTGCGCCACGAGCACAAGGGCCGCATCCATTGCGAGTTCCACCAGCTTCGATCTGATGACGGGGGCACTGTAACAGGGCGGTTTTCTTCTTCGAACCCCAACCTCCAGCAAATCCCGGCGCGAGATCCGGAAATCAAGGCTGCAATTCGTGGCTTGTTTATTCCAGAAGAGGGAGAGAAGTGGGGATCGTTTGACTACGCCAGTCAGGAGCCTCGGCTCTTGGTTCACTTTGCTGCGTCTATGCCTGACAATCTGCGCCACCCTATGGTCGATACGATTGTCGAAGAGTATCACAAGGGCGATGTCGATCTGCACCAGATGGTGGCAGACATGGCAGGAATCAGCCGCAAGGAAGCAAAGACCGTGAACCTTGGGATTATGTACGGCATGGGGGTGGGCAAACTTGCCAACCAGCTATCGATTACAAACGACGAGGCCAAAGAATTATTGGAAACGCACCGCCAGAAGGTGCCGTTTGTTAAGCAGCTTGCCAGCATCGCTACGCAGCAGGGCAGCACGAAGGGCCAGATACGCACTCTGCTGGGCCGTAAGTGCAGGTTCCACCTGTGGGAGCCTAGATCATTCGGATACAACAAACCCCTGCCTCACGATCAAGCACAGGCGGAGTACGGTATGGGTATACGCAGGGCGTTTACATACAAGGCGCTGAACAAGTTAATCCAAGGCTCCGCCGCCGATCAAACCAAGCGGGCCATGGCCGACTGTTACAAGGAAGGATTGCTTCCGCTGCTCACGGTGCATGACGAACTCTGTTTTTCTATCGAAAGCGATGAGCAAGCTGCGAGGATCAAGGACATTATGGAGAACGGCCTGAACGATGTGCTGCTTGTTCCATCCAGAGTGGATCAGGAGCTAGGGGATAACT